TTACCCGTTGTGAATTGGATGTCGTACAGATGCCCGCCATTGTCGAGACCGTTAAAAATCGCTGAATCAAGCGTCAGGCGGTAGAGACCCGTCCCGATCGTGTTTACAGCAACAATCTGAGCGCCGAAATCACTGATATATTCGTCTGACGTTACGAGTTGCGTGGGTCGAAGGTAGTACCAAACACGCAGCGTCCAGTTCGCTGAGGGCGTCGGATAGATATCGACCGAATCGCTAATGTACGTGAATGCCGCGGGTCGCCCCGTGTAGTTGATACCCTCATAGTCCGTGGCCTGAATGTTCGTCTGAACATTGAGCAGGTACCACTGGCTCGCATTCGAGTTGCTTTGGCCCTGCATCATCGCGCACTCGATCTTCTCGAGACCTTGCGCGATTGAACGCGACGGGATGCGATAACGCGAAACGCCCGCGGTCGTCGTGAACGTATAGCTGTGTAGCCACGACCCGTTACGCAACATGATCACGGGATGCGTGAACCGCTCGAGAAGACCGAGATAGGCTTGATTTAGGATGAACTCATCGGTGATGTCCTCGTCGTTGTCGGGCACCTGTGCGAGATCGCGAACGTTTGTGATGAGCTCGTCGGTGAACATTTAGAGGAGGTACTCGTCATCGTTATCTTGAGGGCCGTTCGCGCCGCCGTATTCATCACCATCAGGTTCAGAGTGGGCCGGCCCGTAGGGATTCTCAGTATCGATCTTCCCGCCGCCTGGACCTGGAACTGGACCTGGACCTGGACCTGGAACTGGAGTCGGCGATTTCTTCTTGCCGCCCCCGAGTCCGCCGAGCAGTCCGCCGAGCCCTTGGAGCAAACCGCTCTTATCAGAACCGCCCCCTCCGCCTGAGCCTGGCGCGTGGCCCATGTACGCGGCGATCTCGTCCTGTTTGGCTTGCTCAGCTTGCTTCTGTTTGTTCTGGAGCAGGCCCGCGATTGCTGGTAGAAATTGCAACATAGTCTATTACTGGTCTTTCGTTCTAAGCGGCTTGTGCCGCTTGTCGTGTCTTGCGCCAGACGCGCTTGTATTCTCGGAGATAAGCGCACTGCTTGGCCCACCACACCGGATCGGCGCGCCTGCGTGCATAACGTTCGCGCCCCTTTTGCTGCGCGCATCGTTTGCAGGCATGCTGATTAGTTCTAGCGCCGGGCAACTCTAAGTCGTGTCCGCGCTGGCATATGCTACGGCGCCGACCGTTCGGCCCCCCAACCGCAATATTGAAGCCTGTGCGCGCACTGCCGTGTTCAGCGATGAGCGCAATCTCTAGCGTGTCGGCCGCTTCCTTCGACAGGTCGTGAGCGATCTCGTAACAAGTGAATGCGTCGCGCCCGTACTTTTGGATCGCGTTACGCAGGTGAATGCATGGGTTACTCGGACGAAAGTGACATTGGAGTCGCAAGTCTACCGGATACGAAGTTTGTCCGACGTAGACACGACCAGAATGGTTGTGAACAATTATATAGATCGAATACATCCAGAACGAAGGAGCCCCGAGGACACACGAAGAACCGCGTGCGCTCGGGGCTAAGCAAAGCTGTAAGTAGCTACCGTTAGCTAGTGACTAGCTAAGCGAGGGCAAACTATCGAAGGAATTTTCGAGACCCGTGAACCAGATCGTAGTGAAGAAGAAGTCAGCGATGAGCGCCTGATCACTGTAAGTACGGAGCTCGGCGCCGTTGTTGGATGGGAGCTGCAAGAAGAAAAACTCATCGGGCTGGCCTGGTAGAGTTGCAGTGATGTCGCTCGAGCCAACGCGATGCCAAACGTCCATCGGAACGAATGCGGCATTGCCTTGCTTCATGTACTGGTAGGGCTTGATCTGAATCACGCCCGTTGCAGTAATAAACTCGAGCTCCTTGAAACCAGGAGTTGCCTTACCTCCCATCTCGTCGCCAAAGTAACGCCGCAGCGCAACCTCGTCATTGAGCAGGTCAGTCCAAGTGCGATTACAGATGTAAAGCTTACCGCCACGCTTCAAGCCGTTATCAGCGGCCACGCTGAGCGCGCCAGTGACGTTATCGAATGTCAGTACACCGTTGACAGCGAAGTTGATGACCTTCCACTGCGGGTAGGTGATGTTCGAGATTCCGAAGACAGAACCGCTGGTCTCAGCAATGCCCTGGAAACCGAGCATGCTGTTACCAACCGCGTCGTGGAACTGGATCGTTGATGCGACAACACCGATCGCGTTGTTAGCGATCAGAGCGAGGTCAGTGCCCACGAGTGGAGTGACAGCAATGCGACACTTGAGAACGTCAACACCGGTAACCTGCAAGGCCCCGCCCACGTTGATCTTTGTCGCACCGTTGTAGAGATCGAAGAGCCCGTTCTGGAAATTCTGCCAGAAACCGGGGATCCAGGAAGCCCGTGTGGTCGTCAGATAGCAGCTACCAGCAACGGGAGTGCCAGAGACACCGGTCGCAGACACGACACCGATGTTGCTGGCTAGTGGCGCGGCCGTAGCCGAACCCGGCCCATACCACAGCTGCATCTCTCGAAACAGCTCGTGACCTTGGGTCATGCCCAAGATCTTGATTGCCACGCCCTGATCGTACGCTTTCGCGGAGTCGCCCTTGGACTCGGAGAGGGTGGACATTTGCCCGTACGAGATCTGACTGCGAACAGTCATCTCGGCGCCGGACACAGTTGCATCCTGGTAGATCGCGTCGACCGCGTTACCAAGTGCGTAGGCATTGTGGGTGAGCGAGAAGCTCACGCCCAGCTCGAGGCCCAAGCGAACGGGCCAGTAGTACTCACGACCGATTTTTTTACCGGTCATGAACTTCACATCACGAGCAAACGAATCTTCTGGCGCGAGCGGGTCAGCGAGGTCACCATAGACCTGCTTGAGCAGCGCGCCGGTATTAGCGGAATCAGCAGCAGCCATAATTTATTTAAAGAACCTTTATTGTTGTAAGTAACGCACGAGGTTCTCTAAGAGACTGCCGAGGTTATCCAGAGCGGCGCCTACGTCGGCTTGTCGGTGGGTACCGGGCCGAGCAACAGCTGAGCATAACAAGGGCCTCGCGAGTGCTCGCGAGAACCAGTCAATAAGTATTGTAGCAGAGTCTAAAACTCACCGAATTCTGACACCTTGACGCTCGCGCATCTCGCGCATGATCTCGTCAGTCGTCTTCTTCGGTTGAACATTCTTGGGCGCGCGGTCAGAGACCTGTTTGCCAGAGCGTGTGTCGAGCGGGGCGGCGCCAGGGCGAGCCTCAGCCGTGGGCTGTTGATGCGCCCGTAAGAACGTGTCGATTTCTTCTTTGACCAGACGCACAGCCTCTTTTACGTCCGCGCGCGTGAGCGGTTTCTCGCTACCGTCGCGGGGCTCGGGCTTGGCATCGTAGATTCGCTGCAAGTGCTGAGCAGCTCGGTCCCAATACTGCGGGTGCTTGACGGGGTCGACGCTCACAGCCTTGAAGGCTTCCATCGCGACGGTTTGCACGGCTGTTGAGCGCTGTTGGAACTGTTGCTGCTCCTGGTGCTGGCGCTGTTGCCGCGTCTGGTGCTCTTGCTGGCGCTTGAGGCTCTGCAGCTCTTGCCGGGCCTTGATAGCCTCGTACCAGTCATCGCCTGGCCCACGCTGGCCCTGTTGCACGCCCGCCTGCTTGTTCATGTAGTCGCGCGTGGCGTACTGAGTTGCGAGCAACTTGGCAGCCTCAAGCACGGGCATGCCCATCGACTCCATCGAGTGTAAGAACTGCTCGGGACTCTCGCGTAGACCGCGTAAGTCGTCGATGAACTGCGTGCGCTCAGAGTAGAAGCCGTCGCGCTCTTGCTTGAGCTGGTTCATCTGGCGGGAGAACTTCTCGCGCATCATGGCCCCGTTGCGCATGGACGCGACCGATCCCTCCCACTCCTGATCGCCGTCTTTCAAGCGCAAGTGGAGCTTGTCGTGCAACGGGTCGGGGAGCTGTCCGTTAGCAATCTGCTCGAGAAGCTCTTGCACGGGTACGCCGTGAATGCCCTCTTTGTAGTTGTCGAGCCAGCTGTAGTCACCGGGGGCTTGATGCTGTGAAGTCGCATCAGGCTCGCTCGAGGACGGCTCGGGGTGGAAGAGCTTGTCGCTGAGCTCGGCGGTCGTACTGCGTACGGGGGCCGGCGACGTCGGTACAGAACTCGGCGCTTGGCTCGAGGTAGGTGTTGAACTGGGCGCCGCGGCTGGTGCCGCTGCGGGTGCAATATCAGGCATCGTTACTTAGTGAATCAGGCGGCTACCGCGCCTTTGGGTGGCTCTGCGGGTTTAGGTAGCTTTGTGACGCTGTCGTCCGTTTGATCTGCTTGGGGCGGTGTAGCGTTCTGCTCGAGCCGTTTCTGATCGGGCTCGCTTTGAGGTTTATCGGGGCCGGCGCTCTTCTGTTGTCCTTGCTCGGGCGGCTGAGGCTGCGCTCCACCTGGCGCCATCGGTGCTGGGTTGCCCAGCAACTGCGCCAAGTACGCGTCTCCGCCGCGTGCGAGCTGCACGTGCTGCATAATATGCGCGAGCACGGCGCCCGAAATCTTCGGGTCTTGCATCGCGGCGGGCGAGTTGAGAACTTCCAAGTGTCCGAAGATATGCGCCGCGGCGTTGTCGGTCGCCATCACCGGTATTTCCGGCACAGACTGCGTAGGCTGGCCCGTCATCGGGTCTTGCCCTTGCTGGACTTGCGGACCTTTGAACAGCGCCTCGTTCTCGTACCGGATGCGAAGCTCAGACGTGCGCGTGGTCGTGATCATTGGCTTGAACACGCCGCTCGTAATGAACTCGACGATTTGCTGCGGGTCCTTGAACGGCAGCCCCGGAAAGTCTTTGAGCATGTCGATCAGCTGCATCCTCCCGGCTTGAGTTTTCATCATCGGGTTCGCAGTCTTGATCTTGACGCGCTTAATGCCGTCCCAATCCTTCGCTTCGAAGTACTGCATGTATGGGCGCTCATCGAGCCCCGCTACAGCGACGAGCTGAGGATGCTTGGCGTATCGCTTCAGAAACTGTATGATAAGATTGCCAACGCGTTCTCGATGAAGATCGAGTGCGAGCTGGCGATCTGACTGAGCTTCGATAGCAATCTGACTGTAAAGAGCAGCATGCGCGCCTGAAGTGATGTTAGTTGACGTGTCGCCACGGGCGATCGCGTTGAGTCCCGAGAGAGACTGCTTGAACTGCCGGAACATCTCGATTGCCTTGAGGCTGAGCTGCGGCATTTCAGGGAACTTGATGGGCTGCGGCTGGGCATCCTTCCCTGGGGGTACAAACACAATCTTCTGTCCGTTTGCGAGCGCATCTATATCAATGTCGCTTCCTTCGACGAGCGCGAGGCTGGGCCTACCGAACGACTCAAGGTTCGTAGCGACATCGCTCATGACCTGATTCTGGAGCTGATCGAGTGGGATCAGGTTCCAGAGTTCACTGATGCCCATGCTCGTTCCATGCAGTTCGCACGTGACGAAGGGGATGAGCGGAATCTCGTCAGTCGCTACGGGCTCGTTGCGCGCGAGGTTGTCGTCAACCATCACGTCGTTGACGAAGATCACTTTGCGCCCGAGGGGCATCGCCATCGAACGGCGGTAATAGAAAATGCGAACGGCGCACAGGTCGAGCGGCTCTTGCTGGAGCGGGTCGCAACCTGGCACTGAGTACTCGTACAAGTTCGGGACGAGGCTCGAGCTCTCAATCTGCTTCGCATAGAGCGGATAGCGGGCCTGTAGTTCGACCTTCGACCGCTTGGGCAGGATCAGTAGCCGCCACTGATGTTCGTCGAACTCAGACCGGTAGGGCTCGCACGCGACGTCCCACCAGTACATTCGGTCAATCGTGAGCTTGCCTGCGCGACCCGTCTTCTGAACCGGATGCGTCATCCCCGTTGCGGGGTCGGGCATCTCTTCCTCGTACTGGATCACTTCGCCGTCGTCTGGATCCCAGCCGACGTGCGTGTACGCCTTCCCGTAGAGTTCCTCGATCTTGACGACTTCGCGCTCTTTACGCTCGCCGTACGCGTCCTCGTAGAAGTACATCACGAGGTTATCGCTCGCGTTTACCTGTGCGAGTGACTTGTAATCGGTGTTGGTGACTTGAGCTTGGAACGCGGGCCTGTTCTTACAGGCCATGTTCGTGATCTGGTCAATGAAGCTGCGATACTCATTGATTGAGACCTCCAGCAGCTCTTGATTGTCCCCGCCGTAAGAGACCGACTGCGTTTGCCACTGTCCATAAGTCCCTTGAGTGTTAGTCGTACCGAAGTACATACTGAATGAGAGACGAGCGATGTTGAACAGACCGCGGCGAGCGCAGGCGTCAAAGTACTCTTCCTCTTTGTCTTTGCACGAGGCCCAGAACTTAAGAGGGTCGCGCTCATTCGCCCAAAACTTTGATAGGTAGTCTTGGACGTCTTGAACAGTAGCGTACTTGTCACTGCTCACGTCAGTGATCTGAACAAGCTTCTCGTCTTGCATTACTAGTTGTAAAAGTATAGCACGTGGCTATTTTCGCCCGAATCGGCGTCTGACTGACAGATTGCTAGAGAACAGCTTCTTAGCCGCCTGCACCAGAGACCGTTCAGTCGTGAAGTGCTCGGGTAATGAGTGCATCTCATGGAGGGGCACAGTTCTATTCAAGACCACGCCGTAGGGAGGGAACGGGCTCATCTGCTGATTGACCCCACGCCACAGGTACTTGAGGGCATCGACGATATCGCAGTGTCCGAGCACGTCGGAACGGACATAGTCCGTTCGTTGTGGGTTCCATATCGCGCCCTCTAAGTGCAGGATCGAGTTCTTGGCCGTGGGGAGGATGGCTATGCGGTTCTGATGGAAGGCATTGCGCAGGTTGTTGAGGCTAGCTTCCTTGCCGTCTGTCTTATCCGCGCTACCGACCTTCAGGTCGTGCTGGACGTTGAGATCGTGGATGAGCCGGGGCTCTGTGTCGGATAAGCGCAAGAACGGGTTCGTCTTGAACTTGTCGTGATCCCAAAAGAAGCTCTCACCGAAGGCTTGCTGCTCGCACTCGCGGAGAGCCGCGGCAATCTCGGCCGTGCTCGCGTTTCGTTTCGCCCAGTCGGACGCTACAACGAGCTTAGCCGCGCTGAAATCGTAGTAAGCGCAGACGACAGCGCACAGATCTCTCGAGCCGGGGTCGATTGCGGTGTATCCGAGGAAGTACTCAGGCTGTTGCCACTCCATGATATGGATGGCGGGGTTGAACTCCGGGATAACAGTACGAGATTCAGACCTGACGTCGATGCACAGGAGCTCGCGCTTGCATTGCTCTGAGTCGATACCTCCCAAGGTCGCAATGAACTCGTTTCGTTCGGCGTCCTTAATCCTCGGGTTGTCGAATATCGTCTTGTGTTGGTATGCGCCGCGTGCGATCGCATCAGGAACAAAGTCTACTTTCCACGGGTGCCCCGGCTCATCGCTCGGGGTCGAATTCATCATCAACGTGGCTTCTAGGAAGCCCATGAACTGAGGCATGATCACTGACGTGACCACGTACTTGAGCTTGTCGCAGAAAGAAGCCTCGGAGATCGTAAACCCGTTGCTCGCTCGACCACGTAACCCGTTGGGGTTCGTGTCGATACCCACGAGACGAATGATCGAGCCATTCGGAAAGAAGAGACCGGCCTCGGTGCCTTGGTAGCTCTGCCGATAGATCGGCTTTATCGACTCTGGACAATCTGCTACTAACTGGTCGAAAAGTGGTAGGACAATCGAGGCAATGTCTTTTGCGTACGCGGTCGCGTACGTGTACGTGGCACCGGG